CAATCGTTTCATCGGCTTTGTCCTTTTTTGGCCTTCCAGCCTTCGGAATGTAAACGCCAGCTTTGCCCAAGATTCTTTTAATCTCATAAGCCTGGCATCCGTTAAGGTCCGCCAATATGTTGATGGTCTTGGCTTGCGGATTGTTCTTGTACTTTTTTATGATCTCATCTTCTGTCATTTCCATAGCTCTTTCCCCCTAGAGATAGTTTTTCCCGAAGATTTTTCTAAAATCTAAATCAGGATATTTCTTTTCAAATGCCCTTTGGCCAGCTTTGTGAAGTATATCCATCATTTCGGCATTGTTGTGAACAGCATCATCGCCTTCCCTATGATGCCAAATACAGAGCTGCACCTTCAGCCCATATCTTTCACTGATTTTGCGATTTGCATGATTTCCAAATATGTGATGCTCTTCTGTGTACTTTCTGGAGAAGTCTTGATTCAGTAATCCGCAAAGATAACATGTTCCGTCTTTTCCTTGCATGATACTATTCATCTTCAGCTCTCCTTTCGAAGCATATAGTCAGCTTGTTTCTTGCTGCATATTCGAATTCGATGTGAGCGCCTTTTGAATTCTCCCAGCCTTCAAGCATGTAGATGCCTTCACAACATGCCAAAAGTGCAATGGCTTTTTCCATGTACTCTTTATGAGTTGTATTTTTTGGCATTTCAGCAAGCTCTTCTGCTGGATTGATTGGCTCATAACCTGATTTTTTCAAAAGCTCCTCAGCTGCTGCAAATCTTTCTCTGTAGTTATTCTGGCCAGTGATTGGCCCTGATATATATACCTTCATTCGCTCTCCTTCCTGGCGGAGCCCGAAGCATGAATGATATGTTCATGAATTCGTAAAAACCCAAGCAATGATGTGGCTGCATCAAGATACATTTCTTGCTCATTCTCATTTGATACGCTTACAATCAAGCGCTCATCTGAATAGATTTTCATCGAATAGCCTTTAAAAATGCTCTTGTTCACTATTCGAGTCAGATTGTATTTACTTTTTGCCGCCATCCATACTCTGAAGAATTCGTTCATGCTTTGTCATGCGCCTCAAACATTCGGAATTTAAATAATTCCGATAACCATTGAATTCGTTCAGGTGTACTTTTAAGCTCTTTCCCCTTAACTTTAGATATAGCTCATGCCATTCCTTGGCATGCTTTATGACTTTTTTATTTGCTCCAAGATATAAATTATCTTCCCACTTATCGAGCCAGCCATTAATAAGTGCATGGCCAACCTGATCACATGAAATGTTTAATTCTATATCTTTGTATCTGCTGCAATAATCAAGCGCTCTTGTTATCGCTATAATCACAGCTTTCGCCTCTGAGCAGTTCTTAACAAATCCATAAATCGTCTTTGCATCATGATCATCAACTGCAATTGCTATTCCAACAACTCCATCGCCTGGATGACTCCACTTGATGGATGTTTCAATGTAGAGCTTTGCAATCATGGTGAAGATTTATTCAAAAGCCTTTCTTCAAGCAATTGATAATCAATATCATCTCGTTGGTCAAAATTCATGAATTTGTTATTTTTTTGATTTTTGCTCTTGTCAGGAGCTCTCTTTTGTGGTATCGCGCGCGCACGCGCGTTATATATATTATTATCATTATCTATCTTTTTAATATCTGAGGTACTCAGTACCCCATCTTCACAACTCAGTACCCCACTTTCACAACTGAGTACCCCATCATCACAACTGAGTACCCCATTTATTTTTTCATCCTGTGGCTCTGGTTCATGTCCGATATATGGATTTTTCTCTTTTAGTAATTGCTCATATCGTTTGGCTTTATATCGATAAGCGTTATAACCAGTTTGCTCTTTTGTGATAAAACCTTTTTGAGTCAGATTCTTCAAGGTCTTTTTCACTCCTTCTTCAGAGCATCCACAAAATTCCGCAACATAACTGTGCGATGCAGTGAAATAGTTTCTTTTAGCTTGCGAAAATCCATATACAATGGCATAGACTTGAAGCTCTAATCCGCTTAGATTCATCTTGTTTGGATTAGTCATCCAGCCAAATATTGTGAAGTAGTTATCATCTTTAATTTGGCGCTCTTGTTTTTTTCGCCCCATTTTTTATTCTCCCTAAACTTTTTGTGAAAAATTTTTGTCTTTATACTTGTGAAAAAACTGTGAACGTGGTATTATAACCCACGTATTTAAATAACGCGTATGTCGTTATTATTTCAGCTCACATTGTAAAAAAAGATTCTTGGATTTCGGTCTAAGGATTTTTTTTTGCGTATTTTTAGGCATTAAAAAATCAGCTCCTCTCTTCTTTTGATGGAGCTGATTGAAAATTCTGTGTATAAGGTAGCTAGATTCGGGCAAACAGATATTTATCCGATAGAAAAAGCTGAATACTATCCCCTTTTCTTGTATTTTCTTTTCTGCTCCATTGTGTATTTTATAATACTACATTTGTGAAGAGAAAGTGAACTACTATTTTTCAATTAGCAATTTTCATTGATCCAAAGCTGCAACAATGAGCTCGCAGAAATTCCCATTTCCTTGGCCTTTGCGTGCATTTTTTCCTTTGAAGCTGGTGAAAGCGAAAAATTCACATTTATTTTTCTTTCTGCCTGGACTGCTTCAGCATGGCCAACATCTGCATGCTTTTTCAATTCCTCTTTCTGTCTTTTAGCGCTCTCCTTTGAAAACATAGTCTCTGCCATAATTATCTCCATCCTTCCTTTAGTTTTAATGCAGTTTTTACGAATCCATAAATTTCAGACATCTGCTTTGCTCCTGAGCTTCTTGGTGATAGCTCCTTGATTGATACGCCACGCGCTCCAGCTTGATTGAATGCAGTGCAATCTGAAAGAGCAGCTGTCTGAAGCTCTGGATATTTTTCATCAAACCATTCGATGAAATCTTTCGTGATGTTGTAGTGATTCCAGCGATTTAGTACAAATAGCACTGGCTTCTTTCCCTGGTATTCTTTTGTGAGCTCAATCATTAATTCAAGCGGCGGCACATCACGATTGCTCATCATCGTTGGAATGATAATGATATCAGCTGCATCCATCCACTTCTTCAGGTCGCTTTGAAGTGCTCCTGGAGTGTCAATGATTGCGACTGCTGCATCATCATTTTCTCTTGCTTCATGAATCAGTCCGCCTTGCTGATCTAAATCGTACAGCGAAAATGGAATCTGATCTCTTTCAAATCCGAAGGCCAGCTCATCAGCTATTAGAGTTTTACCAACTCCGCCCTTCTGGTTACAAATTAGTACATTTTTCATTTTTTTGCTCCTTATGTATTACTTGCGCATTGAATATATGAATTTTATATATACTTTGCGTATTTAATATATATCATTTAATTAATTCGTGCGCAATAATTATATATTCAAATTTCACAGAAAAAACAAGATTACTATGTATTATTGCAGCAAGTACAAATTTTTTGTTAGCACGAAAGGAGCTTATTATGGGAATATTTGGATCACCTGAAGAGAAGGCTGCAAAGCAAGAAGAGAAATTAAATAAAATGATGGAAAAATACGGACTTGAGAAGCTTCCAGCTGAATACCGCGACAAAGTGAAAGAAATCAATACTGAATTGATGGGCACTGGAATGATGGAAGCTGGCCTCAAGCTTTCAATGTCAGGAAAAACTGAAGAAGTGCTTCAGGTCTACTATCTAAAGGCCATTATGGAACAGAATTGGATTATTATCAGACTATTGAATGATTTGAATTCGAAGTGATATAATTAATTTATCGTCAAACTTATTTTTTGCATAGCTTTTACCTTTATGCACACAAAAAGAGCTTCCTATCTTCAGGAAGCTCTTTTTGCTTGGAATACTGAATAATTGTATTGGTGTATTGGGTTGATTCAATAAATGAATCGGGGATCATGTTTATATTATAATTATTTGATTCTAATTATTCAATCTCAAGATTTCTTCGCTTATTGCTTAAAGAAAGATTATATAATGTCTGTATATTATTTACCTATGCTATGCGCAATGTATAGGTAATGAATATATGAAAAATGCGCAAAATAAAAAAGGGCTCTCAAATCACCAAATTGGCAATCTGAGAGCCCTATTCCATCACTCATGCGAGTTGTTGATGGTCTAATTAATTATTATTTAGATACTATATATTTATTACTTAATCTATGCGCAATTATGCTTTGATTAGCTTCCCAGCTTTTATGAGCTGAACCATCTTCAAATTCTGCGCAATAGTTCCCTGATATCCAGTGATGCCATTAGCTGCAGCAATCTTCTTTCTGTGTGCGAAGCTTGTGTCCTTCTCTCCGACTGTTGCAAGCGCAGAAACGATTGAAGTTCCTTTGCCCTTGTAAACGCCATAATATGCCACAGAAGGCTCTTTTGCTGATTGGATGGTACCTTCTACCACAATGGCTGTGTGTCCTTTCTTCTTGCTAATCAGAATCGTTCCTGTTGGTAAGTCTTGGCCATTATAAGACACAAAATTAAAAAGGCCTGTCGCTTCCAAAGCCTCTTTCTCATTTTCTGTGTTGAATGCGCCAGGATCCTTCCCAGATGCTTCTTTCACACACTGTCTCACCCCAGTGCCACAATCACATTCTGTTGGCTTTTTTGTATCAATTCCAGCTTTAAGAATGCCAGCTCTTCCGCCCTGATCATAGCCAACATTTGGATTATTGCAAAGAGCTCTCATTCTCTCAGCAAGCTTCAAGCGAATCATCGGGTCTTTTGCGATTGCACAAATCCAGCCATACTTGTGGACATAGAATTCTTGCAGCGAACATTCGCCTTTGTAATCATCAGCTCTTTTCTGAGCCTGATCGCCAGCTCTTCCACCGATATATTTTCCATTTTCATCGTGTCTGGCTGAGCCTATAATCATCTTCATATCTTCTCACCTCTCTTCGATAGAAATTTTTGAATATCTTCTTTTGCATTCTTTAAATCATCAGACATGGCCACTTTTTCAGTCAGGCAATATTGCATCTCAAAATCAATCAGCGCCAAAACAGAATACAAAAGCACTTCATTAGTATCGTCTTGCTTTCTAAATCTATCATTCCCCTGATGCAGCGAATTTTTCAATTCTTTCACTTCCACTTCAAGCTCTATGATTCTTTTTATCATCGAATCTTTTGGCTTTGAAAGAAATGTCTTAAAAGCATAAAGCATTCCTAAAAGTGTGCAGACAGCAACAAGAAGCTGCACGCTCATCAAGGTGATTTGAAGCGTACTCATGCATCTACCTCTGGAAGGCCTTTTACAATACTCTTGGCCAAAGAAATCAAAGCAGCAAGACATGAGCTTGAAATTACTACATGCCAATTGATTTCCTCAATTAAGGATGCAGCTCCAGCAATTCCGATGAATGTTTCGCAAAGAGTCCAAATCGCACGCGCAGCGGCGGCTTCCCAAAATTCTTTAGTTTTTAATTTCTCCATAACTTTTTTGCTCCTTTCTTTTAAAAAAATCGGGGCATCTTTCGATGCCCCTTCTTCAGAAGGAATTAACTATGACAATCTCAAAGAGATGATGTCCAAAATTAATAAAATTTATGCAGTAGATTTTCAGCTTTTTTAATATTAAATTTTTTCACTTGCTCACTCCAGTATTTAAATAAAATTCCTTCATCCTTTTTCAATTCAAACTGATGCCATATAGAAGGAAAGTGATAATTAAAATATCCATCGCCTGGCCTGTTTATCGACTGATTTATAATTAATGTCGAAAATGGTGGCATATCGTTTTCAATGAAATATTTATCTATTTCGATGAAATAATCAGCCACATGGCGAGGATTATCGCAGCCAATCCATGATGTTAGGCTGCCATAATTTGTAAACTGTCCGTTTTTCCTGTTTGATAGAATAAATTCAAATACATTCATTATTCTTCATCTCCTTTTTCAAAAAATTTTTCTGTATTCTATAACGATTTGGAAAATCTGAAATTTTGAATGTTCTTAAAATTTATTTATTCCATAAATATCTCGATAATAGCACTATATTTCACTTATTATCCATTGTGTCGCTTTGTATTTTCTTTGTTTTTCTTGTTTGATTAAATACATTTTTTTGAGCTTTAACTCTGCTAAATTCCTATTTAATTATATAAATCTTATTTAAAGAATACAATACAAGGCTCTTTAAACTCACTCTCCAAACCGCCAAAATCAGCTGTACTGTCTACAGCTTTTGTAGTTAATGTATTTGTTCTCATATCGTAAATATAACCTGTTTTGTTAAATTTAACGGTTATTTTATATGACAATGTTGCATCAGTTACTGTTAAATATGTTGAAGAAAAGGTTGGTGGATTATTTCTGTCACAAGTATAAGGCCCCGAAAAAGAAGAACCATCCCACACAGATATAAGTTTGCCTGTACTATCATTGTTACGATAACCCGAAAATACAAAACCATACAAAATACCTGTTGGTACATTAACATTAGCACTGGCATAATCAGTAACATCATAAGTCCCATTGGCCGTTATGCTCTTAGTGCCAGTGGGATTTTTAAAATTTACCCATGTGCTACCATCGTCCATGGAGTATTGAGCAGTGCCACTGTTGTTACGGAACGAAAAGTCACTTAAATCATTATTTAACTCAGTAATCTGGCTTTGGAATGATCCACTTAATTGTGGAAGCAAAAGCGTAATTGTGCCAATCGTCAAATCATCCTGTTCAACGCGATACAACGAAATGAAAACTTCATCATCACCATCTCTGAAGCTTCCTTCTGGGATAGTGTCTGTTCCATTTTCCATGAGCTGCACGAATGTTTCACATGTCTGCTCTGACTGATCACCAGTAACAAGATGATAGCCTATGATGTAATAGTTAGTCGTTCCCTGGGCTCCTGTTGGAATGTCGAAAGAATCAATTGCATTCGCATCAAGCTGAATTCTTCGGCCTTCTGTTGTGATGATGACTCCATCTTTCACTCCGATTGTATTTGCATCAAGAAGCTCATAAGCGAATTGATTTCCCACTGCTGTGATTACAGTCTGGCCGCCCATCAATGCAGCATACCAATCCGCATCTTGCTGAGCATATATTGCAAGATTTCCATTTCCATTGATTAATGTTGCCATTTATTCCTCTCCTTTCACCTTGCATTCTGTATGTAGTAAGCCATTGCTGATTTTATAAATCTTTGAAACTACTGGGCTTTGTATAACTGAGCCATCTGGGAAAAGGCCTCTTACAATATCGCCAATCTCAAGCGGCTGCTCTTCAGGAGCCTTAATCGATAATTTTTTGTAGCTTGCCAGCTCCTTCAATCGCTCAGTGCCATAATCAATCAAGTCCTGAGTGCTTTCTGCGTTTGGATAATCGAAAAATTCTTGTCTTTCATCCAGGCCAAAATAATATTGAGTCTGAGAGATTTCACCCTGATCATTAATGTATAGATGCACAATCTCTCGATTCTGAAGCTCTCCTGAGCCGCCACAAATCAGATGATTGATTCCCATCCTATTCACTTCATATGTCAGTGGGATGCCATTATCTTCGTTGTATGTTCCACTCACAATTGTGGCCTCAGTAGCTTCAACTAAGATTTGAATCGGAGTATTTGAAGCAATCTTTTGAGCTGTGATTTTAAGCCTATAGCCATATTCTTCAAGCATTCCTTCAATTCCATCAAGTAAATTGATGTATAGAGGAAATTGATAATTTGATATCGTAAGGCCGCTATCTTCTGAGCTTACTGTGAAGAGATTTCCCATCACGTTATTAAGCAGCGAAGAAATCACGCTGTTGGCTTCACCGCTTACAATCATGTAATCGCTACCTGTTGGCGGCATAATGATGTTCTTAGCAAGCAAGCCGCGCCATAAAAATCCTTTGAATGTGATAACATCCTGATCACTTTTGGTCTTGTCGTAATCGATAAGGCCGCCGATTTCCGTTCCTGGAATATAAAAAGCGCCAGGTTCTTCAAGTCCTCTCAGGCTTGTAGCAAATTCAAAATCATTTGGCGCTTCAGATGTACCGAATTCAGCATCAACATCCAGATCTATTTCTCCAAGTTCATGGAGCGTTGAAGTAAGAAATATCATTTTGGGGCGCTCCTTTCCTGGAAGACTGTGAAATCAATTCCATAAGTTCTTGAGTAGTTCAAAACGACCGAACCATTTGGAACCTTTTTGAAAAGTAAGCTTGTAGGGTCGCGATAATCAAAGACATTGATTATTGAGCCATTCTCATTTACAACAATGCATTTTCGATTCATTGGCGTTGTATCGCGCGAATCGATGACCATATATTGACCGCTTCTAAGTGCATAATTTACTTGGTATTTATGGCCCGAAACGAAGAATTGTACAAAGTTCGCTGGTCCATATACGACAGCTTTAAAATCCGATGGGATTGCAGTATCTACATCAATAAACACTGCTGTTTCAGCATATGGATATGCATACTCGTAGCCATACACAAAGCTTCTGCTCTCCGGATAGCCTTTTACGTTCTCAGGGAAGCCTTCTTGAGATTGGCCTGATGGCCTAATAATTAAAGTCTGTTCTTGAGTCCAAAATGGAAATGGCGCATAAAATTGGCCTTTGATTTCAGTCCAATTTGCTCCAGCATCCACTGGATGAGTGTCATGTGTATTGAAATATACTT